GCCGCCGCAGAGCACGCCGCTAAGGTGCTCAAGCAACGCGTGCCGCAGGCGCGGGTCGAGGTCACGCCGGAGCTCGGGCTCGTCGTGTGGTGTTACGAGGGCACGCTCACGCCCGCCCAATGGGAGCTGGTGAGCCAATACGAGACGCGACGACCTGCGGCGCCCGATCCCTCTACCCCGCTCCTGCAGCCCCGCCCCAAGCGCCCCGTGGCGCAATGGGCGCGCTCCAAGGTTAAAGAGCCCGCAAAAGTGTGCCTGTCTGTCTGCGAACGCTACCACGCGTCCGGCCGGATCGACGACCGCCTCGCTATCTTGGCCGAGCTTAAAGAGCTCGGGGTAACACCTAACACGGCGAAAACCTACTACGCCCGCTACCGCGAAAGCGTAGGCCTGCCCAAGGTCACGGACACCCGCCGCAAACAAAGCACCGTCGCCCTCACCGACAAGCGGCCGCCGATCGGGCGACGCACCCATAACGGCGTGCACGAGCCGACCGAGGGGCTAATCGCTCGCGAGCTGTGGGACACGGCCGACGCCCTGTACCGATCGCTCGGGCGACGCCCTACCCCTAAAGAAGTCGGCGCGCGCCTGCCATCTATGTCAGCTATTACCGTCGGTCTTTACCTAACCAAGTGGCGCAAATTCCACGACATACCCTAGAGAGGTCCACCTATGTTCTATCAACGCTACAAATCCGCCCCTATGCCCGCGGTCGTGCGAGTACACGGCACGAGCGGCGTACTCGCCGCACGCATGGTCGAGGTCGATATCGACCTAGCCTGCGAGGTGTTGACGGCCGAGGGCACGATCCTGCACGGCAAGGCGCTTTCTGACCTCGACAACAAAATGCGGGCACTATTCGAGGGTAAGCTCCTGATCGACAATAACGACCCGCACGCCGACGACATTATGAAGCTCAAGCGGATCGGTGCGGCCGATCCTGTGTTGTTCGACCACGGCACGAGCGGCGCGCAACTGTCGTTTTACGTCGGCCGCATGGTCGAGGATTGGCTCAAGGCCGAGCGGTGGAACCCCGAGGCGGGCGAGATTGGGCACGTAACCGTCGCCCTCGCCGTCGTGCGTTTGGGCCGCGACGAATTTTTCTACGATTTAGTGTAAATTGTGCTTGTGCCTGTAGTCTGTATTCTGTATAACACTCTCAAGGGTCGCGGCGAGGTGCCGCCCCATAGCTAGAGAAAAGAGATTACAATGACGATTACATCCACATTTAGCAACGGTTTCACAGACACCTACAAAGGCCACCGCGCCGTAAAAGCCGCTTGGATGGTTACGGGCAAAACCTCGGGCGAGGTCCTTATGTCGGGGCACAGCATCGACGCACGTACCGCCGCTAAGACTGCCGCAGGCAACTTGCGGTTCTTGGGCCGTCACGTCGGCGTAGAGCGTCCTTACTTTACCGTCCCTACACGTTTGTTTGCAGGTGCGTCCTACGCCTCTATGTTCTCGTACGCCAAACAGCACGGCTTTGAGGGCGGATCGAATATGCACGCATACCAAACATGGGCCAAAGCCAAGAACGCCGAGCGCCGCGCCGCCCTAGAGGCCGCAATGGTAATCGAAGTCGTAGACCTTTAACCAACACGCGGGGCCTCGGCCCCGCCGTCGTGCGTTTGGGTCGCGATGAGTTTTTCTACGATTTAGTGTAGATTGTGCTTGCGGCTGTAGTCTGTAGTCTGTATAGTACTCTCAAGGGCCGCGGCGTGGTGCCGCCCCATAGCTAGAGAAAAGAGACTACAATGACAACCGCAGAAAAAATCGCAGCCCGCATCGCAGCCCGCAAAGCTGACGCAGAATATGCAGCCGAATGGAAGGCCGTATACGACAAAACGCGCCTCACCGACTAAACCAACACGCGGGGCCTCGGCCCCGCACCCCCATAGCTAGGAGCTAGAGATATGAAACTGATAGTTGAGACCACACGCGAACTCGCCACGATCGGCACCACGTACAACGGGCACGTGCTCGCAGGGTTCCGTACGCCGCACAAGCCGAGCTCGTCCGGCAAATGTTGGACCGCCGACGGCCGCGAGTATTTCGTCGGCGTCCTCGGCCTTAAATGGATCGAGCGCGAGGACCGAGGGTACACCCGCTCCAACATCGCAAGGATCGCCAACCCCTCGATACTCGTGGGTATGCCTGAGAGCCTGCAATATGAGCTCCTCACTCGTGTCGGGTCCGAACGGTACGAGGACACGGTACAAGCGATCTTTACCTACGACGGGTACGACGTACGCCTGCGCCGCTCGTGCCATGACATGCAGGCCTTTGCCGTGACCTACGAAAAAAGCTCTTGAGCTTGTAGTCTGTATCCTGTAGAAACGTCTTAGCGGGGCCGCTGTGGCCCCGCGCCAAGCTAGAGAAAAGGGCCGACCCATGTTTTACTCCCACCAAGACGACGCCGAATACCACTTCAACGCACAGTTTGATTACGACGCCGACGCCAACATCGCGGACGAGGGCGACCAGATACCCGAAGGCTACATGACCGACCCCGTTGCAATCGCCGCTTTCCTCTTTGGCGGCAACGCGACCTTTACGCTCGTGTCGCTCAAGTCTCACACGCGCTACACGTTCCGCCTGCGCAACAAGAAAGACGGCAACGTGTACTTTGCCTCTACGTTGACGGGCCCGAACAACGACGACGACTACGAGTACCTCGGCTACATCAACGCGGATAATGGCCCGAGCCTTCTTGCAGGCAAGAAAGGCAACGCGCAGGACGTGCGGTTCAAGGCGCTCGATTGGTTCCTGCGCCACATCATGCGCAACGAGTTCCCGCAGGACGCCGAGTTCTGGCACGAGGGCCGTTGCGGCCGCTGTAACCGTCGCCTCACCGATCCTGTGAGCATTGCACGGGGCCTCGGCCCAGAATGTGCAGGTAAGGTATGATCCGAGATATATTTTACGTCGTGTTCTTGTTTGGTGTAACTTTCGCCGTGCTTGGACTTTAACCGATTACCGCCCTCTGCGGCCTCACGGGGCCGCAGTACGAGGCAATCGACCTCACCACCGTTTGAGCCAACCTACGAAAGAGAGACAAGACATGGAGTATGCGCGCTAATGTTTAAGCATATCGAAGGAGAAACCGTTATCCTCGTGCAAGGCGGCGTCTACAAGGTCGCCGACCTGTACGAGCGCGAAAGCAAGCTGTTTGCGGCCATTGGAGGCGGGTACGTGCGTCTCTACGCCAACGGCACCACAAGCAAAGACAAAATGCACATAGACGCCCTCATGCTCGACGGGCCGCTCTACAAGGACCGCCTCGGCCGTCTGTGCACTAACCACGGCAAGGAACGCGTGCTCGTTGACGACAAGTCGCGCATTATGATCGGAAAGGATTGAACCAATGGACTACATAAGCCACTCCCTGAGATGCGCGGCCGAGTATCTGGCAGAGATACAAGCCGCGCGGCGTAAGGCCTTGATCGGCCGCCTGATCGTCAAGCCCGAGGGTATTATGATCGAGATAACAACGGCCGCGGGTTTCGCGTCTGACAAGATCGTACCTTGGGACGGTATCCGCTCGGCAACCTCCCCCGAGCGGTACCTTGTTGCAGCAATCGACCACACGATCGAGGAGGCGGTAAACCCGAAACCGATATGAGTTTCATACAAAGGGTTTCGCAGTACCCTACGCGATCTGACCGTGAGGCCGCCGAGCACCGAGCCGCTGCGGCAATGGCTCACGAGGCCGTGCAAGCAATATCTGCAGACAAACTCGTAGCCGTGCTCTACGCTGCGGTATGTGATCACCCGACCGCAACTGCCGCGCAACTAGAGGAGCTCTCTAACCGCCTCGGCCGAGCGGCCCACGAGAAAGCGAGACACAGTGTTTGATTTAGATAAAATGGTAAATCAAGAACCGCTCACACTCAGCCCAACAGAAAACGACAATATCCGAGCGTTTGCAATGGACCTAAACCGCACTGCGCGTTCGTCGTTCAAGGACGGGCAGCAGGCCTTTGTAGGTTTCTCGCCCGAGATATGCTCGCCGCTTTATATCGTGATCCTTGCGGGCCTGCGTGCGATCGAGGACGGAGCCGTAAGTGTCAATGACCCGCTCTAGGGCTTGTGTATCAGTTTGTATCGAGTAGAGTGTAGGCTCCTGTGGGCGGTTCCTCCGCTTATATGCCTAGACTGCCGCGCCCTCGGGCGCGGCCTTTTTATTTGCGGGTAATACGATCGACGCCGATCACGCCAAAGATCGAGAGCACGATCATACCTGCCCACTCGTCCAGAGGCGCAGGGAGGGCCGCTACGGTCCAATCGTTTGCGAGTAGGCAATCGGCACAGCCTAGCGCGCTGTCGTAGATCACAAGGCCGTGCCAGAGGGCGAGCGGCACCGCAAACAAGAGCATCAACACGAACCCGCCCGATCGCATGTAATCGCCTCGGGTTTGCATGTGCGCGCGGATTACGTCGGCGCGCAGTTTATTGCGCTCGGTGCCCGCCTCGGTTTTCTTGTCCACCGTTGCGAGCACGCGATCGAGCACGCCGCCCGTGAGTAGTTTTACAAGGGCACCCCACATAGGCCTATGCCTTGCGCCCTAGCGGCGTCGTTGTGATCGTGCGCAAGTACACGTTGGCAAGGATCACGCCGAGCGTATAAAGCGGCACCCAATCGCTCGGGATCAAGTCGGTGAGGCCCTCACTATTTAGGGCGATGATTGCGTCGGCGATCATGGGTAGCGTCGCGAGCAAGTTTACGGTGATGGTACGGTACCCTTTAAGCATCTGATAACTCCGCTTGATGTGCCGCGTAAGCCTCGCGGCGGGCCTCGTGGTAGTCGGCCTTGCGGCGCGACCGAATAAAGAGCAAAGCGGCGACGACCACGGCCCCGAGAGCTAGGGCCATGATCGCCGCTGTCGGCAAGTCTGCCAACGTCGCCCCGCCAACGCCACCGCCCGAGGTAGCGCCAACCTGCGCGGCGCCTGCGCGCCGTTCGTCCTGTGCCTGCGTTACGGCACGCTCTGCACGCTCCTGCATGCCCGTACGCGCCGCCTTGGTGCCTTCGGCCGCTGTGAGCCACATACGCGTGCCCACGGCCTCGACGGACGCTACCCGACGGCTCCAACCCTTGCCAAAGGTGCCCCAGTGTTTGAGGCCCCGTAGAAAACTCATACGCGCGTCGCACGCACGCTCGATCCCGCCCACGTCGGAGCGGCGCGCGGCCTCGATCGTTTGGCCGCCTATTTTGCCGTCGGCCGTAGCGCCTACGCCGATCTGCAACCACTTTGCGCCACGCGACGGGCCCGAGTTTACGGCGCCGTCCATTGCCACGAGGTCGAACCCGTATGGCAGGTGGTCGCCGTTGACCTTGGCCCAATAGCTCTTGCGGTAAATGTTCTCGGCCTCTTGCTTGCCGAGCGCCTTAACGTCGGCTTTCGTGACGCGATGCCCACGATGCGCCGCGAGCGTGAGGTGCGTTATGCCGAGGTTGGTTGCGCCGCCTGGGTCGCGCGGGTGATCGACGTAGCCGCCCTCGTGCTTGAACACCTCGGCCATAACCTTTGGATAATTGCTTGCGGCCATTGGATTACCTCACTCCCTCTTGATTGTAGAAAATCGTCTTGGTGTTCCAGAACGGGTGACAACGGTGCTCGACAACCGCATAGGATCGGCCCGTAAATTGCTCGGCGTCGAGCTGTACCAACCACGGGCCGAAATCTTCATAGCCGCCGCCCCGCTCTTTCGACCCCTCCTCTAGCACTCGATCAACGCGCACGCCCTGCCACGGTCGGCCGAGGTAGAATTGTATATCGTCAAAATCACACGACCCGCGCTCCTTGTAGAACGATCCGTAAATACGCGACCGCGTGTCGCCGACAGGCTCGATTTTGGTAAACGCAACTTGCGTGACAACGGGGTACGCTCGGCCCTCAAACCGTCCCGCGTATACCTCTGTCAAAATGTATGCGGCCAATAACATTGCGACCACTACCAAACTATTAAACAAACGCTCCATAACTCAACTTCCGCCTAACTTTAGGTTCCAAATGTACGTTATGAGGCTACCCACCACGGCCACGAGCCCGATCAAGCCCGAGCGCATGCGGTTCTCGTCCAAAGACTTGAGCTTAGCGATCTCGGCTTTGCTCTCCTTTGCATCACGTTGCAACTCGATCACTTGCTGCCGTAAGATCGCTATATCGGTCTCGGTAGTCATTTTTTATTTTGCCTTCTAATTGGGAGTTGCGGGCCGCTCCCACACTCCGCCCTTGCGCAAAAAGCCTTTGCCTACTGCATTGCCGTCGGCGTCAGTAGGCCACGGCTCGCGATCGTCGAACCGTTCCCAACCCTCGGGCACGGGTGCGTCCGGCGTGCCTTGGTTGGGGTTCTCAAGTACGACGTTCTGCACAACGCCGTCGGGATCGACGAGCGCCACGCGCCGCGGCGGCACAAAGGCTTTCGCCTCCATATCATAGATAGGTCGGTAACTGCGCGCCTTCGGGAACGGATCGTCAACGACAACATGCCCGCTCGGGATAGTCGGTAAACGCTCCTTGAACCCCTTAAACCGTTTTACAGGTACGCCCGTCACCTCGTTGACAAGCACGAACTCGTCAACGGGCACGATCCAGTCGAGCGCCTCAAAATCCCACCGCGCACTAACACTTGGTACGTTGGCGGCGTTTGGGTTCTTGTCGAGCGTCAACAACCTGCGGCGCTCCTCGCGCGGCGTGCCCGTTTTGTTGATCATTGGTCGCGAGCCTGTCCACTCTACGCGCGCCACAAAATAGCCGAGGTGATCGACAAGCACGCCACGCGACAGGGCCTCTTGCGATTGTATCTCAGCCGTACCAATAATAGGCATTTTTCATCCCTCCTTAATGCACCAGACGCGGACAACGCCGTCGCCGCCTGCGCCAGAAACTGTGTCGTCTGACAGTTGCGTCATGACAGCACCGCCCCCGCCCCCAGGGAACCCGCCGTCGATCAAGAAGTCGGTAACGCTGTCGCCGCCGTCGTTGGAAGTTGTTTCACCACCATACCCCGCGTAAAGGCTGAAACCGCCAGTCGACCCGCGCTCTAGCGCGTCATTAATGCCGCCTGCGCCCCCGCCATAAACCGAACTGCTGGTTCGATTGTCTGCGTTCGCCGCGCCGCCTCGCGTGACGTTCAGGACTTCACCGCCGGCGTCGTCAACATAAAGCCCCTTATCGTCTGTGACTTCGGCTTGGCCGCCCCTGAACCGTGCAAACGCTTCGCCTCCACTTTGGTGGCCAGTACCAGCGCCTCCGCCCGTCGCAACTATATAAGGTCGCTTGACAGCGTCAGTTCCGAAGGCGCTACTGCCGCCATCGTTTGGGCTGGTTCCCGCAACCGCAGCGCCACCCGCGCCAACCGTGACAGGTTCCGTTGCGGCCAGATCGTCAATGTCATCAATATTCATGATGATGCCGCCACCGCCGCCGCCGCCTACAGGATCATTCGTTGATGTATCTCGGACGCCTGACGCGCCTCCGCCGACAACTTGAACAACTACCTTGTCGCCTGTCTCAGCGTTGCTTGGTTTTGTCCACGTGCCGCTAGCCGTAAATTCTTGATAGTCATACGGCACCCCGAAAATCTTTGGCGCGCCTGTGGCACGCTGCGCTATGCCTTCTATATTATCGCGTAGCGACGTCATCAACGCCGTTGTGATCGGCGCGCCTGCGGCTACTTCCGCGTTGGTGATATCTACCCAAGTTGTCATTACCCTATCGTCGCTCCTGTCGATCCGTCGGGGTTCAACCCGTCATTGTCAGTGATAAACGCAAGCCCACTCTCAAACAAGGCCGACGTATAGGTGCCTACGCCGTTCTCGGTGATCACGTATACGCGGCCGTCGAGCGTTACGTCGGCAAGGACGACCCGTTGCAAATGGCTCGGCTCCGGCTCCTCTGCCTCGATAATAACGAACCGCCGCACACTGCGCTCACCCTGTGCGTTGAGTATTTGATCCGTGGATAGTGTCACAAAGTCGCCGACCCATAGCGCGCCGTCCTTGGCGTCGATCAGGTGCGAGGCGTAAATGGGGATATCTACATAACGGTTGACATATCGCTGCGCCGTTTGCTGCGACTGTGCGTTTGTAATGATCCAACGGCTAAACACTTCCCTGATCTGTGGCAGTTTTGCATATTGGTCTACGTCGTTGTTGTTGCTCGACGCAACAATCGTTTGGTGTCTGTAGTTGCTCGGCGCTCTAAGGTCGCCCGCAAAGTCGCGAGGGTGGTAGTAGAGGCTCAAAGTGCTCACCCGTTCCTTGGGCCGCTCCTCTATAGTGAGGCTGTCGCCGACGACGTTTGCCTCGTCGCTAAATGCGCTTTCTACGGAACTAAGCGGCTTGATAGCTTGCATGTCCACTTTCTGCGCGCGCTCGTTCCACCATATATAAAACGCGCAGCTTTCGGAAAGCTCGCCGATCAAAACATCTACGCCCGTCGGCTCGCTGATCACAGTAGACAGTGAGTAGGCCGTAAGGTTTTCGAGGTCCTCGGTAAGTATCTTGCTCACGTCCACGAGCTGTCCTTGCACCTGCGCGTCAACGAGTAGGAAGTCGAGCAAGATATCGCTCACGCTCGCGTTAGTGTAGCGGCGGCAGTTCTGCACCGTATCCTCGACCGCGTGCTCGTCGGCCGTCGATCCGTCGGTGCCGCGGGTGAGGCCCGTAAAGTCTGTTTGATCGTCTACCGCGTCGTAGGTGCGCGCCGTGTAGGTCATAAGCTCGTCGTTGATCCGTAACGTACCCGAGGCGGGGTAAGAGGCCGTCACGTCGCCCGCTAAGAACGCCGTTGTGTCTGCCACCAAGAGGGTCACGTCGAGCGCGCCCTCGGTCGGTGCGGGCACCTGCGCGCGCCGGAACTCGGTGAGCGATAGAACGTCCCGCGCGCTGATCGACACGCTCTCGACGCCGCGCGCGACACGATCGAGGACGTACGTTTGACTGCGCATGTCGGCGAGGGCGTCGCCGTCGTAACCCGTGTAACGCTTCAACAAGGACTTGGTGCGGCCGAATTTCTCGCGTGCAAGCCACTTGATCCAAAACGTACCGCGGGTAAGCGGATCATATAGTCGCGTAGCGCGGTACGGATCGAAAGGATAGTCGCTGTGTGGAGCGTCGGCGATCCCGCACTCAAGGAACGCAAGCCGCCCGATCGCCTCGTAACGATCATCGCTGCCGGAGATATTGATACGGCTACCGATCGTCGATACGCCCGTAAGCATAGGTAAAATGTAGATACTATCAGAGGGCCGCGCCTTGCGCCCGTCGTCGAAAAAGTACCGCGTGCGGTAGGCGTCTGCGGAGGGGGACAACGTAGCGGCTTGGTTGTCGTACATGCGCAAGCTCGATACCGTGCCGTTGTAGTCGTCGGCGCTCTCGCCCACGGGCACGGTGCCGTTGATCGTGCCGACCCCATACCCGCCCGTATCAAACAAGGCTGTAGGATCGGTCGAGCTTGTCGCCGTGCCGATCTGCGTAAGCTCTAACTCGATCGGATCGAATAAGTAGGCGGTAACGGTGCAGGCTACGCCGCTGTCGTACTCAAAAACGCCGATTAGGGTATAGTTCTTGCCCTCGTATGGCGTCGCGTCCATTGCCACGCGTGCCGAGCCCGTAGGCGTCGCCGAGGTGCTTACACCTGCCCGCACCACAAGGTCGCCCGCTGTGAAGCCGATATAGAGCCCTTGGGCCCCGCTGCCGCCGCACTCAAATACAATACCGTCAGGGTCAGGCGGTATATAGATATCGGCCTCGACGATATAGAGCGCCTGCCCGTTAAAATCTGTCGTGCCTGTGTCGCCTTGCGCAAGTAGTCGATCCGGCGTTAGGTGCGCAAGCGGCCGAGCTTGATAGTTAGCCGTATCTTGACACGTGGCGCGCGTGTTAAAGCACTCGCCGCCCGTAGCCGCCGCGGCTGTGCACGGGCTTGATCCGTACACGTTGGCGCATTTTGGCGTTACGATCTCAATAACCTCTACGGGCTCGCGCCCGAGGCTCTTTGTAGTAGGCACATCAACCATATGAATATACCTCGGCGCTCATACTAAAGTTCCATAGATCACGCATACCCATAGCCGACGGCGGGCTCGTTTGAGCGCGCATAATGTAGCTCACGTCGTCCGTAGCGACCTCGGGCCGCCATGCCAAAAAGGCGCTATCTATCTCGACCGACTGTAGTACGCCGTTAGGGCCGTCCAGATTGGCGCGTACCCACGCATAAGTGAGGTTTGCCCACTGGTATTGCTCCGCAAGCAAGGTGCGTTTGATCGAGCGCCCGAGGAGCTCACCCGTGCGGCTTACGTTGCCGATCACGTCCGTTGCGCGGTTCATACGCGCAGGCGTGAAACCCGAATAGAAAGGCCGCTCGAACGTCAACGCGTTTCCGATCCGCACGACGCCAACCTCGGGCAGGCCGTCGCTTGTCAACGTAATACGCCACCGATCCGAGGTGATACCGTCAAAGAAAAAGAGAATTGCGCTATCGTCGGTCGGTGCGTGTGTACCTATGGCGGTCCATGTGTCGTCGCCGTTGCTGTCGTGCTCGAATACGATAGAGGTTGCCGTCGAGCCGAGGTTATGCGCCCCGATCGCAAAGCATGTGCCCTCCGCAGGGCTCGCTATGTCGAGGCGCAGGCTCGCCACTTGGGCCGCCGAGGCGCTCGCAAACGGTATCCAACGGTCACGGGTCAGCCCATTGTCCACAAGGTCGGCCGTAGAGCCTGTGTCGTCGGTTGCCGTGATCGTGCTGATCGTGAACTGATTACCCGCGTGCAGCATCCGAGCGTTTTTGCCGTCGGTCCATGTATATCCGGCTTCTGTCGCTACGCCCATTATCTGCGCCCTCTAATCTGGATGAGGTTTTGCCCCTCGTCGCCGCTGTCGTTCAATGCCTCGGCGATCTGCACGATCTGCGCGCGGCTAAATCCACTATCGCCTATAAGGGTTAGAGATACATTAGGTCGTTGCGCCCCGCCACCCCCTGCCGCCTCTGGCGCTGCAGGAGCACCACCGCCACCGCTTGCTGTCTTTTTACCTGATCCGCCTTTTCCGACGCCCTGAATGGCGCTAACCGCCCCAATAACTTGCGCAAAAGCGCCAACGGCCATTGGTAACTTTTGCCACGGGCTTAATTCAGGGGAGGCCATTATCTGCCCAAAGGTGCGCCAAGCGTTGATCAAGGCCTCGCCTGCGCCGAACACCTTAGCGATCTGCATCATCTCCTCGTTACCTTGAGCGAAAGCCGTAGCCATTTCACCCATAAATTGCCCCATCTTCTCCGCCTGCGTGCCGTAGCGGTAGGCGTCAATAGCGGCCATTTCCTGCGCGTGCCGTTTGTTCTCGCGCTCCATGTAGTCGGCATACTCCACCTGCGTTAGCAGGTCGTTTTCTTTGGCCTTGCGCAGCATTTCGTTGCGCTGATCGTGCATAGCTTGCTCAAGCTCTAACTCGGTCGAGAGCTGATCCTGCAGGCGCTCTAGGTTTTTCTTGAAGGTTTCCGCGTCACGTTCGGCCGCGCTCTTACCGCCGCGTGTAGGCTTGTCGTCGTCGTCGTCGTCGTCTAGGACGCTCCGCGCAGGCGGCAGTAGTTGATCGCCCGACATTTGCGCCATAAGCTCGCTCATACCCCCGCCAAAGGTCACACCTGCGGCACCCGCTGCGGCGTCGTGCGTTGCTTGCGCTACACGCTCCATAAGGCCTGCGAGCTCGGCCGCTTCAATCTGCGCGCTCCGTAACTCGATCAACATATTCCGCAGTTCTTCGGGCAGGTCGTTTGCGTCTACTCCTGCCTCTTTGAGTGCCTCACTCAAGTTATCTGCGGCGGCGGTCGTTTCGTCTAGTGTTGACGCAGCTCCAAGGTCGCCGAGTGCTTTCGATATGCTTTTCGCTTGATCCTCGGTTACTCCGAGCTCGTCCCCTAGTTCTTTTATTGTGGCGTTAAGGCCCGCCGATAGTGCCTGCGCCCGATCCCCAGCGACGGCAAAACGGTTTAGAACGTCCTCGCTTCGGCCGAACTTAACTATAAAATCGTCGGCTATATCTACCGAGGCCCGTAGGGCGTCGTTGGCTTCCGCTAGTTGCAATTGTGCCAAATCTAAAGCGAACCCACGCACCGCCTCTGCCGCTAGCCCGTACTTATCGACTAAATCCTCTGCACTCATTTCTATGATAGCAAGCGAGCCCTCTAGGCCTTTTACGGCGTCCTGTAGGTCCTCTATTGCTTTCTCGAATTGATCGGCCTCCTTGTCGCCGTCCGAGAAAGCATTAATAATCGCAGGCATAGTTACCGTTGCCACGATACCGAGGATCGTGCCCACTGTACCAAACGCGAGGCCGATATCCGCCGCTTGGATCGTCAAGGCGCGCATAACGCCGCCGCCTGCCGCCGCTTGCTGTGCGACCTGCGAGAACTGCATAGGGAGCATACGCATAGCGGGCGATCGAGAGAGGCCCGTAAAGGCCCCTTTCAGTTTACTCGTAGACCCCGCAAGGCCGCCGCCGATAGCTTTCTCGGCACCGATCGCGGCGGTTTGCGCCTGGGTCGCGGCCGTGACAAAGCCGGAGCTATCGCCCGTTATTCTTGCATGCAGTCCGGCTAATTGCGTCACTCGGCGAGCTCCTGTGCTTTGTCTTTCTTAGCCTTTTGCAGTTTGCGGGCCTTTGCTTGCGCCTCCTGCAGGGCCGTAAGCGGCACCGATCGGCCGCCAACCTTTGCTTGTTGTATGTTCCGCGCGGTTTCTACGCGGCTATTGTATTCGATCCAGAACTCCCAAGGCGACATGCCCCAAAATTCCGACGGTTGTACGCCCCAATCGCGAGAGATTGCGTAAAGTTTCTCTACGCGTCCTCGCCACGTTTGGAGCCCTGCACGTTTTTTGCCGCGTCCTGATCGTCGGGTAAGTCGTCCTCGGGCTCGACCTCGGGCTTGTGTGGTTTAGGCTCGACGAGGAGCGCAATATAGTCTGCGGCCCATAGGCGCGCATGGATAAACCCGTGATCGAATACGAGCTCCTCGACCTGTGCGAGCTTCATATCCAAGCCCGCCGCCTTCATACCCGTGTGCAGGATCACAGGTACGTTGCGCACCGTGAACGAGAATTTGGGCGTATAGGGCATGCGCGTTTGCATCATAATAGCTTCAAGTACCGCCTCGCGTGAGATTACCAACGGATCGGCTACTTTGTCCGCAATCTCTAGGCTTGCTTTGAACGTGGCGGCGAGCTCGTATGTCTCGCCGCCGTGTTCTATTGTCATATTCCGCATAGTGCTCTCTCCTGCTACGGGTTACGGTTTAGGATGCGGCCGAGGCCACATACGCGATTGTGCCTGCACTCATAAGCGTTGCGGTAAACTCTACCGCGCCGTCGTGCTCGCCCGTGATCTCAAAGGCCGATACAAAGGCAGGGAAGGTGACTGTGCCTGGGACCGCTAACGAGCTCGGCAAGTTCACAATCGCGTTAGTCAGTGTGCGGCCGCTGACCCCGCTAAGGATTTCGGCGATCAAAACCTCGTCGGAGGTAATGCCAGCTACGCTGATCTCTGCGGATCGCATGCCTGGGTCCGGCAAAAGCGTGCGTTCCCCTGTGTCGTCGTCCGTCGTTACGTCTACGGCGTCGGCCGAGATTGATAGGCCCCGTGTGCGAATACCCACAAGGGTCGTGCTGTCGTAGTCAATGGTGAGCTCGCGCCCATTAAAACCTGCCATGTCTAGGCCTCCTGTAATGTTATGCGAAACCGTATCACGCCTTGGCGTGTCTGCCCATCACTTTCGACAAACACGTCAGAGGTCGTAAATAGGCTATCAACGATCTTGTAGCCCGCCGCAGATAGGGCGGCACGGTGTAGGAGGCCATAGATCGCGTCTAGGGCCTCGTCTACTTCTTTGCGACCCTTGTAGCGGCTCCATACGTGCACGGTTGCATCCACGTAGGCCCCGAGGGTCGTATCATTATCAAAGGGCTCGGCCGAGGCGTCACCGACGGCCGCACAGGGAAAGTTGGTATCGGGCGCACCCTCGGGCTCGAAGGGCACGTGATCGTAGACCGTAACGCCTGTTACGTTGCCGTTTAAGGCGCTGTATACTGTGCGGCGAGCCGCTGATCGAAAGTTAGTAGCCATTACTTTGCCAACCTCTTGAACACGCGTTCGAGTATCTTATCGGTGCCGCGACGCATAACCGTTTTGAGTGCGCGCGATAGCCACGGGCGGCCGCCTCTCGACGGCGCCTTGAGCTCTAGTATCGCACCATAGTCTAGGTTAGTCCCGACGATACCTACGGGCTTGGTTTTGTTTGTCGGCGGGATCAGTACGACGCTGCGCGCAAGGGTGCCACTGTCCGACATAGGATACTCGCCCATTGCCGAGGCTTGGTGTTGCGCTGCACTCACCGAGCTTTTATACATACGACCGCTTGCAGGGCCTCGTTGGATACCCCGCACCGCCGTGCCGTGTACCTCTGTCGTGATTTCGGTAATGAAGTGCAGCATAGCAGTAGGCCCCGCGCCTTTGAGGCGGGTAAATTGCCCTACAAATTGCTCGCCGCCTTGCACCGTCGTTTGCATTAGCTCGCCTTATTCTCGGTTGCCGATAGCTCTAAATAGCGCCGCTCGTCGTCCACGTCTACCACGCTCTCGACGCCGTACTCGCGGCCGTTGTGTATGATCCGATCGCGCGCCGAGTAATAGGGTGCGCCGTTTGCGTCGCCTCTAAAGCGGATCGTAAAGCGGTATCGGTTCGTCGGCGTCACCCGATCAGCCTGCCAACGCTCGGCCCCACCCGCGGCCCGTACCATAGCAAAGACGCCGCCCGCAGGATCGGCGGCCCAAGCATCCGTAAAACCGCCCTCGCCGTCAGAGGCGGGCGTGTTACGCTCGATTGTAACTTTGGAGCGGAGCATGCCCGCCGATATGTCGCACTTGCTCATACGATACTCTCCTCGGGCGTGATCTGGCGGTTTCTGACGCCCTCGTTAAAGAGCACAATATCCAGCCCGATAGATACGGCCGCCGTACCCTGTGTTACGCGGGTATAGGACAGAATGTCGGTGAACTCGGGAAAAGGCCCGATCGGTACACGAAACGCAATGTCAACTGTTCCAGCGATCCCGATATACTCCTCGATCGTGCGCCGAGGTGAGTAAGGCGGCGTCGCGTTTGTTAAGTTCTGGCGCTGCATTAAAAGTAGATCGGCGGGCTTGTTGGCGTCGATACTGAATATGAGGTCCGTGATGTAGGCGGTAAAGCCCTTGGGCACTGTGTAGCACCCGATCGAGCTCTGCCCCTTGGCGATCACTGACCCAAATTCGATCGTAGCCCAATCCTCGGTGCCCGCTGCGTTCTCAATCACAATGTCGGCCGCGTGGCTCTCGGTGCCTACTTGGTTAGCATAGGTGCCCGAGGCCCCCACAAAGCAACGAAATAAGCGGATAAACGAGCGCGCACTCTGCGCTCCTGCAGCACCCGCGACGCCTGTAGGGATCGTCTCGGTGATAAACTCACCGAGGGCGTTAATACCCTGTAAGACGACCGATCGCGCGCCTGCACCCGTTGGCGCGTCTGCAGTGTTGCCCCCTGCCTTGACACGCAAGGGCGTCGCCGAGGCGGGTTGTGGCTGTCTGTAAACGCCTAGTGTCGTGATTGCCTCATAGGTAGTGCCCACGGCCTCGTT